TTGAGCATTTGCTGTAACTTGAGCTAGTTGCATTTGATAGTTAAACTCCTCAGCCATTAATTGTTTCTTTATCTCAGCTTCTTTTATCTTTTCTATCTTCTTTTTCTTGCTCTTTATTCATTTGAGCATTTGCTGTAACTTGAGCTAGTTGCATTTGATAGTTAAACTCCTCAGCCATTAATTGTTTCTTTATCTCAGCTTCTTGTTGCATTTGCTGTATCTTAAACTGAGACTTACCTTGCTCTATCTGTAACTCGGTTTCAGCCATAGCTTGTCGTTTTTGAACTTCTGCCATAGCAGCTTTTTCAGCAGCTTCAGCATTCGCTTGAGCTTGTGCTTGTATATTTGCTTGCTGTTCTTCTAATCTTTGTTTTCTTTTAAGCTCTTGCTTATGTTTTAAATATTGATTAGCTAGTTTTATATTTTTAATATCTCGTATATCTATAGCGTCACTTAAATCTATACTCTGCGTCTGTAAAGCAATTTGTATATTTTGCTCTAACATCTGCTTGTCTTCTTCATCTGGTTCTAAATCTAAGAATATACCAAACTCATGAAGGTTTAATTCAGATATTTCTTCTAATGTCGCAGTGTTAACAGAATTTATAGCATTCATTAAAGCGTTTTTAGTTAGAGGGAAATCTAAAGCGTCAGCAACTCTTAAACTTATATTTTCACATGTTCTTAATGTAATGTACATTAAAGATTGTAATATATGTTTTGTAGCAGTATTAGAATTAGCAGCGGCTAACTTCTGTAATCCTACTAAAGAATCTTTAGCTGGCATACTACCATCTCTAGCTTCATTTAACCCAGTAACATCCCTTATCATTTGTAAATAATACTGATAAGTCTGTATTAATGCTTGTATCTTATTAATTCCAGATGATGATTGTAATTCTTGAATAGGTACTTTACCTCTGTTAGGATCACCGTCTTGAGTTAAAGATCTACCAACTATACTACCAGTTTGGAAATACATATTAAGAGCTTCTTGTGCATTGTATGATGTTCCATTACCTAAGTCAACCTCAGCTAAACCATCAACGTCTACAAATACACCATCAGGAACCATTTTAGATAAAACTTGCTGTATCTTTAAATGTGTTATCTGAATCATATCAGCAAAGCCAATACACTTACTAACTAAGCTATCAATACGACCTTTGTACATTCTAGGAGCAGAAATACAATAATTCATTTCAACTCTAGTTTGATCACTGTATGGTCTAGTCATATTTTCAGCTAGCTTCCATTCTAACATTTTGTCTTGACCAAGAATCTTAGCACCAGAATATAAAACTTCAATAGATCTACTAACCTTTTCGAAATTATCGTTTTCTGGCGGGTTAAAAGTATCTGGTTTTTCTAAAGCTTTTTCTAAGCCTTGATCAGTTTTCTTTATTTTAAAAACTTGATTAGAGTACGTTTTATATTCAAAGTATAAAACTTGAACATTATCATAGTTATCGTCTTGACCACTATACTGTCTATTGTAACTAGATACTGGAGATGTTTTTTGTATTTCCTCTAAGTCAGAGTCTGTAAGATGTGAAAATTCTTTTTTAAGTTCTTGTAAAGAAACACTTTTAACTTCACCAACGTAATATATATCATCAAAGTTAGGATCTTCTGTATATGAATAAACTAAATTAGCTGGATCAACGTAATCTACAGTAACACCCTCTGATAAATTAAAACTAGTTTTTGTAGCTCCAATACCTAATATAGTTAAATCTTGAGCAACTCTCTTTTTTATTTCTTCATATCTATTAAACTCTAATACGTTATCTATAACCTCTTCTTCTGCTATCTCTATACTTTGCTTGTAGTTAAGTTGTATATATAAGTCTAAATCTTCTCTTGTTTCTGGTAAGTTATCAGGATCATTACTCGCGTATAAGTCTAAACCTACCTTTTGTTTTAATTCTTCTAATAATTCTTTAGCTTGAATATCTCTTAATACGTTAGCGGCAAAATCTGTTTTCTGTTTCATAGCAACTGGATCAGTTGCAAATGTTTTTATTTTGTAACCTTTATCAACCATACCGTTAACTACAATGTCAACGAACTTAGATAAAACAGCAACAGGTTGCCAATCTAAATTAAGATAAGATAAATCACCATTAACAGATAATTCATCTTTATATTTTTGAACAGATTGTTCTCCTCTAGCATATAAACGTAATCTATGAAAGTTTTGCCAGTTATTACCAAACCTACCACCAGCACCAGAACCACGGTCACCACGAAACCATTCATTTTCTATAGCTCTACCTACTTCATAACCATATTCTAGAGTTTGCTTTTCTGCATCAGGTACTACCTGACTAGGGAAAGAACT